TCTCGTTTAGTCTTGCTATGTCTTTTCTGATGCGTTCTCTCTCTAACTTAAAGTCTATCACCTCATTCTCTAACACTCTAATATCAGGGAATATGTAAGTGTTTTGATTATAACGAAGGCTTTTCAGTTCATCCTCGTTATCAGCTATTCTGTTCTCTAATCCAAAATATAAATAAACGGCAGTACCAACTCCAACAACTATCTGAATAAGCCACTTGATGTTAATGGATAAGCTACTGTCATCATTTAGCTTTGGACTTGTCATCTACTTTTTAATCGGTCATTCTCTTTCTCAAGGAACTCTACCTTAACCCTCAATGCATTTACTTCAGCAGTAAGTGCTAATACCTGCTCACGCAGTTGGTCTTTCTCTTCACCATTTTGTGATAGTAAAGCCTCTAGGTTTCTCACCCTATGTTTTAGGTCATCCCTGTATTGCACGCTGTCTGAATTTTTTTGTTCTTCTCTTCTATCTTGCGACTTGGTTTTTAGCCTTGCTTCAAGATACTTCCATATAGCACCTGAACCTAATACACCAATAACAGTCAAAATGATTTGTACTACACTACCATCCATCTTTTGCTATTTTTTCGTTAAACACTCGGATTGTATTCCATACGGCAAAGCCACCAATAATAATCCAACCTAACCTACTGCCTGACATAAGCCCTGCAACAGATAGGTTGATAATAGTCATAATAGCTATAAGTGTAGCGATTTGTACTGCAAGCAAACGCATTCTTAATTGACCGCACCATAGTACAGCCCATAGTTGGAATGCTCCTGCTGCTAGTGAGCCTAGTATAAAAAGTAGTGAAGGATTATCAAATTCTACTAGCAAAGACGCTGGTAGTGCAATGATATGGCAGAAAGCGATAAGCACCTCGTTCGGTTCTGAATCGCTGTACCAAAATATTTCCTTTAGTTTGTCAAGTCCTCGTTTCATAGCTATATATAGATAACTAAAAAGGATGAAACTGTTGTATATTAAAAGAGGGGCTTACTGCCCCTCCTACTAATCCATCCACTTGCCGTGTTTTCTCAAGTGCCAAAACCTGTGACTAATAACCATTATGATTATTCTCCAAAAGGTATCAGCCTCGTAAACACCTGCTTTAGTGATTAGCTTCATTACTCTGCCTCTTCAGCGATGATTTCGTAGGAACCATCTTCCAAGTTGACATTGATTTTACCATACTCATCCTCTAATTGGACTTTCAGTTTGTCTTGCTCTTCTTGGATTTGAGCAAATGCGTGAAGCAATGAATGCTTCTGTGTTTCTAGAAGACCTAAATCGTGCTTGATAGCATTCTTCTTGCCTTCTTGTTCTTGTAGCTGTTTAAGCTGTTCTTCTGTGATTTTAGACATAATAAACTAGTTTTGAAACTAATATACGAAAATTATTCCACAACTTCTTCTTCTGTCTGATTGTCAGCAGTAGGTAGTTGCTTGGTTACTATTGTTGGGTTTATCATTTCGTCTAGTTTCTTATCTAGGATATTTTGCAAACCTTCAATATCAAGTCTTGATTCAAGCCAAGAAGCAACGATATCTTGATTTAGTTGGTCAAAAGCAACGAAGTTTTCTGCGTCAGGAACATCCATTGTTTCAACCCCAATCATAGTTGTTGAATTAGTACCATCGGAAACTTCATATCCCCAATGTACTTGCTGAATTACATCCGAAAGTCCATCGTAATCAACAAAGCAATCGGTTGCGTAAATGTGAAATTTGTAAGTGTTTGCCATTATTTTAAAGTTTAAATTCTATTGTTATTGAATGCGAAGTTAGTGAAGAAGAACTTGTCGCCATATATAAATAAATCTGCGAACCGCTAATAGTCTGCGAAGTAACTGAACCGTTTGACGTAGAATAAGAAACGTTGCTAAACGGATAGGTTAAACTGCCAACTGTTGGCGCATAAAAATTAACTTCAATATACGCAGGATTAAATGCCGATATACTTCTATAAATTGTTATTTTGTTTGTACCATCGTCGTTAGTTACAAAAGATGAAGGCGTTACGTTATCAATATCCTGCCAAACGGAAGGCGCACGGCTTGTAAAAGAACCTGAAGCCAAATAGGTTGAACCAGTATTGTATGCGTAACCATCTTCTTTATAAAAGCAGTTGATTTGATACGTCTGCGTTCCCTCGTTACTGTAATTAATCGTTCCGCCTAAATATCCAAGTAGCCAACTTGGCTGAAATTTAGAATATCCATAAAAGTCAGAAACAAGGTGTGGTGTAGAAAAACCTGCTTCAAAAGACATATCATTTAACGAAGCATAATCACCTGCCGCAGTAGGTGTCAAACCGTTTTGTTCAACGTAAATATCTTCAAGGCTTAATTGACCGCTAGTTGGTAATGCCATCTAATCTTGCTTTTAGTTCGTCAATTTGTTTCTGTTGGTCTTTAATTGCTTCAATAAGAAGCGGAACTAGTTTTTCGTACTGAACACCTTTATAACCGCTATCACGAGTAGTAACTGCTTCAGGTAGCACTTCTTCTATTTCTTGTGCAATAACCCCTACATCGTGACCTTCGTAAGTTTCTTGGCTATGGTTCCAATCAAATTCATAACCACCTATTGATTGTATCTTTTCAAGTGCGTTAGGTATGTTCTTAATATTGTCTTTTAGTCGCTTATCAGAAGATCTATAAGCAATAATATCACCTGCTGCTTTAAAGTCACCATTGGTCATAAATTCAAAGCATGAAGTAAAACCACTTCCATCATACCAATAATATTCAAGTTTGTAATTATCTGTACTTAATCTTTTTGATATATGCCAAAAATTACTTGTACCACCTAAATTTAGGTTAGCATAACCATCTCCGCTATGTATTACACCAATGGTTGCTTGACCGCTAGAAGCAACGTTTACTATTCCATAATCTCCAAGACCGCTTGAACCGTTGTTGCCGTTTTTACTAACCTGAAATTTAGCACTAGGCGAAGTCGTTCCTATTCCTACGTTACCATCACACCTAACATACATAACATTACCAACACCGCTATTTAGCGACATTAAATAGTAAGAAGAACTAGTTTGAGAATTAGAAAGGTTCATTCCATAATAGAAGTCTGTGCCGTAAATCTGTGCATTACCTCCGCCTGCACCAACAAGCCTTAATGAATGCCCTGAAGAATAAGAAGAACGTATTTCTCCTGCAACATCTAATTTAGCATTAGGCGAAGTCGTACCGATTCCTACTAAGCCAGCGTCAGTAATAACCATCTTATAACTAGAATTAGTACGATTGTACCAACCCATAAGACCGCCCTGTGCACCCATTGACCATAAGTTAGAAACACCTGTTGATTGAAAATCAAACCAGTGTCCACTTCCCCCAGTACCTTCCATAAAGATACCTTCGTTGTCAGAAGATTTTATATGAAGTTTTTTACTAGGCGAAGCCGTTCCAATTCCTACGTTGCCACTAGAATTTAGAATCATTTTGGTAGTATAAGTACCACCGTTTTTATGTGCGAAGTGTATTGATTCGGTATGGTCGCAAGCAATAGTTAAACTATCTAAATCAGATAAATCTTCTCCAATGTAACTATATCCGCCTAACTTTATAGTTCCGTTTACTTCCAACTTTTCAGAAGGCGAAGTCGTTCCGATTCCTACGTTTCCGCCGTTAGTTATTGTAAATAAATCAGCAGTATCTGTATTGTTTGTAAAGCGTAATGAATTAGCATTAGCACCTAATTTAATATAAGCGTTTGGCGCACCTGATGAATATCTACCTATTTCAAGTTTAGCATTATTATCATCAAGTATTGAAATTCCTCCTGCAACAGAAAGTTTACCATAAGTTCCAGTAGGCGAAGTCGTGCCGATTCCTACGTTCCCTCCATTAAAATAAGTGGTTCCATTTCCTGCGATATTTACTGAATAAGTAGAACCGCTATAAATCTGAAGATTTACATTGTCAGCAGTATAACTACCACCAAAAGAACCTTCGTTTCTGTATATTCTTAAATCAGCACCAGATTTGTAGAATTGCATTGCGCTATTTCCACCTGAAGTATTACCAAGAAAGAAAGAACCGTTATTTACCCCTGAATCACCAACAACGTGAAGTTTCATATAGGGGCTTTCTTGACCAACACCCAGTTTTCCGTATGGAACAATAATATTAGGTTCTGTATTAGAATCTGAATAAAGCGAAAACTTATTAAGCTGACTGTTCCAAATACCAGCAGCCCTATTTTCACCTGCAACAGGATAGTATTTTAGTTTAGTATGATAATCTGTTGAAGGTGAGCCTGACCAAGAAATTTCCATTCCCCAGTTATCATCTTCTTCTGTTGATGAATTAAAAGCATAAACACCTCCATTGTAAGGGCTATCACCAAGTGATAATTTTCCGCTAGGCGATAAACGCATTTTGGTATTTAAATCTTCAGCGTGATTTCTAACTTGAAATTTTAAGCCTGAACCATATTCATCACTTGTGCCATTTTCTTTAAACATTTTAATTATGGCACCTTCAGTATAATCCCCTGCGCTTGTATATTTATATCCAACCACCAACTGACCACCAACACCCTCCGCCATTGCAGTTGTATCGTAATGCGCTATTCCAGTTCTTACGTTATCACCTGCGCCGATTGCTGAATAAACTTTTAACCAACCAGTTTTTTCATCGTTTGTATCAGCGCGTAAAAATTGGTTTGCTTGTAATCCATCAACTGTATCAGCATCTAATCCTGAACCTGCGCCATCGTTTCCTGCGTGCCAAATTTCATTGTTTGCAATAGTAGTTGTACCGCCTTTTTCTTCAAAATTAAAGTTTACTGCTGCAAAAGTAATATCACCATAACTTGACGTATTTCTATTATACGAAATAGCGTGTGATACACCTGCCGAAACACCTATTTCAAATGCTAAATCACCTTGTGAACCTGTTTCTGTATTATACCAACCAGTTGCACGAATCTGCGAAAGGGATTGAATGTTTCCATTTACAATAGTATTATCAGTATTTATAGTAGATACAACTGCGTTGTCTACATAAAAGCGATAATTGTCATCGCTATTAAACATCATCGTGTTACTTTCAATGCCTATTCCGTAGTTTCTAGTTACCGTTCCAGTATCGTATAATAAAATCTGAAAGTCTGAAGCGTTACTAAACCCACCAGTACTAGCATTATTTGCTATTGTAATTCTGCCAGTCGTTACACTTCCATCTGCACCAATAGTAACTACATCTGTACCGCCATTTTTAAATTCATAGATTGAATCGCTACCAGTAACTGTACCATTAGAATTTATATTGAACTGCAATACTTCACCTACTAACGTACCACCTGCACGAATATATCCAATGTATGAAGCCGTACCATTGCCATCAGCGTCAAAGCTCCAAATAAGACCCCTTGCACCAGTATCTGTTGCATCAATTCCAAAAATAACATCTGCCGAACCAATATTTAAGCTAGCATCAGACAAATCAACTGTACCATTAAAGGTTACACCGCCGCCATCAATCGTCATTTCAGTTACTCCATTATACTGAAATTCAATACCTCCAGTACCAGAATAAATCTTTATTCCGTTATCTTGAAACGTATCGTAGATATGCCAAGTGCCATCTGCAATTTCGTCAATCAATAAGTTGTTAGTAATTCCTGTGATAGTAAGACTATCATCAATAGTCAATGAACCAGTCATTGTATCACCATCTACATTAACGAACCTGTTATCAGATTCTGTTTCTGTATAGTAACGGTCATCGTGGTTATGGTTTACACTTGTAGTAATTGTAATATCACCGCTACCATCAAAGTCAGCGTTACCAGTTACCGCACCATCAACAGCAATGTTTCTTGCTGTAGTTAATGTATCTGCACTACCTGCGCTACTTGCTGTAGTTGCTGTAGAAGCGTTACCTATTAAATCTGCCTCAACATCTTTATTGAACCTAAATCTATCACTAGCACTAACGTATGTTAAAGTAGCACTAGCACCATCAATGGTAATTCCTGCACCATCGGCAGCAGAAGCATTTGCAGCACCACTAGCAATAACTATGTTCTTATCATCAACAGTAAGCGTAGTAGAATTGATTGTAGTTGTAGTACCATCTACTTGTAAGTTACCTGCAATAACAAGTGTACCTGTATCGTCACCGTGAGTAGCAGGGTCAATAACAAAAGTAGAAGGCCCACGCAGATACCCTGAAAGGGTAATATTTACTAAAGATAAACTTCCTGAAAGCGTTTGTGTTCCTGTATCAGACAAAGAAAGATAGTCTGAATCATCAATACCAATAGTGATTGTAGAATTACCTGTTTGGTTAGCAGTAAATGTACCGCTACCACTTAAAGAACCACTAGTACCAATAGTCAGCGTACCATTTCCTATGGTATTACCTGTATCTTCAATATCAGTCTGAAGTTGCAGGATAGCCTCTCTAACAGGGTCAAACTTATTATTATTGGGTATTTTAGAAACGTCAACCGCCATTATTTATTCTTTTTATTGTTAGATACAACAATAGACGAGTCTTCCAACTCGCCTATCTTTTTGAGGAATGCAAATAGTTTTCTTACGTTTTCCTCTTTTGGTTTGTATTTACCTCTCTTATCCAAGATAGATTCCACCGAAGTTAACATCCCTATCAGGGTTCATATCTTCGTTAGCTGTACTAGTGTATTCAGGATATAGTGTGCTGTTGTGATCCATATAATCCATGAATCTGCGAGTGTAAAATTCAGCAGTTTCTAATGCTCTAGCTGCTAACATATTCAGCTCATCCATAGAAACATTATCGCTGTTCTCTGAACGATGCTTATAGACGCCTCCATTGCCTACTGAGAAGGCTGCAAATGGAAGATAATCAGCTTGGGTGAACCATATTAGCATTGGCTTGATATAAGTGTCTACAAGCGTCTTATAATCGCTATTTCCTGCATCGTCTAGTTCGCCATCTACGATTAATTGTTGTAGCTTCTTATATAGCTTACCACCTAGATAGTTTTGTATGTGTGTGTCTTGAGCGACCTCAACAAACTGCACGATCTTATCAGGGTCTACATTACCACTAATGATTGACTTCTTCTTAATGTCCGCTATGCTTACAAATAGTGCCTTGTTTGCCATAATTACTTAGTTGTTGGGTAAGCACCTTTGTTTGGCATGTCTTTTGGTGCAACAGCAACCTCGCTTGGGTTGTTTGGCGCTGTGTAACCATCAGCTAATGCTTCATCTTCGCTTACTTGTGTTTTCTTTTTATATACTCTTTTCTCCCAGTAGTGGTGACAGTTTTTACCACCCTTGAACTTGAACAGAGAGTAGTTTCTACCTTGATGTCCTAGTTCTTTATTTACCCCCCTGAAAGACATTTGGTTGATGTCCTCTAGCCTGTATACTACATCCTTCTCTGTCAAGGCCTCCATCTGCTGACAGAATTGTCTGCTATCAGGTGACTTTCTCATAGGCATATATGCGTAACGAACCTTGTAACCCTTGTTGTCCTGCTTGCTTGCATCTGCTAGATCTACTCTCTCTGTAGACACCAGTTCCCAATCATCAGAGATTACCTCTCCTAGATCCTCCAACTGCTCAAACAGATCACTCATTTCTTCATCTGACAGATCTTGCATTTCTTCAGGCACTTGGCTTGACAGTTTCTCTCCTGTTTCTTCTTCTCGTTTAACTTTGGTTGAGATGTTGTCAAGTTCTGTAAATTCAATTGGCTGTAGTGTTACGAAGTATAGGTTAAGGTAAATATCATTAAACGCAAGGATCTCCTCAAGGCCCTCAGTAAGTTGCTGTTGAAATGGTCTGATCACCATGTTATCCATAATAATAGACGCAGTTCTTAACTCCTCAGCATTGTTACCAAATCCTGTGTTGTCCTTGATACCAAGTAAAATAGGTGACACAATTCTGTGTCCTAACATTATCTTCTCTCTCGACTCATCAGCAAGGAACTGATATTGAGCATGCGCATCAGGTAGATGAATTGGATCAATAGTCGCTTGCTCCTCACTTGACTCGTTGAACGTAAGTATGAATTTGCCTGCATTCGAGCTTCCACTAAATTTATCATATATCTTTCTCTCTATAAGTTCCTGAGTTTCCTCGTTAGGTATACCATTATTAAAGTTTACCAATAACGAAGGCTGTAAGCCATTCTGTATATTGTTGATGTGGTAGTTTGCAACCTCTTCCTCAAGTTCAGCGTACTGAAGACACCCATTATAATCAACAGGAGCATAGTAGTAAAATCCTGACTTATAAGGCTTGAATATATAAAGTTCAACAGCCTCACCTTTAGAGCCGTTACCAAATGTAGGAATTCTTTTAGGTTTGTCACTAGGTTTTAGTTCTGACCATTTTGGATGATAGTAATATGCCTCACACTTACCGTTCTTAGCCTTCTCAGCTCTCAATGTTTCCATTGGGAAATGACGTACCTGAACGATCTTAGTCTTAGCCTTATTGTAAACAACCTGTACAGCGCCCTGTCCTAATAACTTATAGTCATTGACTAGCTTGCGCATGCAAGAAGGCTTAAGAAGCAGCTTCATCTTAGCATACATCTCAGGCTTTTCCTTGCTATCTAGTGCATCTAAACCTCTACCATAGATCATCTCTGTGATACCATTGATACAACAAGCATTAGTTGGGCTGCCTAGATACTTCTCTATTAAAGACTCGAAATAATCTTGTCCATCATCACCTGCTAGGTAAAGCACCCAATCTTTTCTGTCATCCTCAATCACCTCAGGTGACTGGTAACCACTTAAGTTAACCACCTTAACACTATTCTTATAGGTCTTGGTTTGTTGTGGCATGTTTACTAATCTTACTCTGTTCTTAGCCATATTACAATACTATATACTCGTCATTACCATCGTTACGTTCTGTGTATCGCTCAGGGAATGAGAATATCTCTTTTTTATTTGTTTTGCTTGTTATGTAGATCAGATCTCTATAGAAAACATTTGTAGACGTTGCCATCTCAAACGCATATATTTGATCCTCCTTGAATGTTATGGTTGGTGTCATGCTGACCTCAATGTAGTTTCCATTAGAAGAAACCTCCCATGTAAAAGTAACATTACTTTCTGATTTACTTGTACCGTTTTCTGTAAGAGTTATTGAACATAGGTCAAGATCAGCAGCCTCAAACGATGAGGGAATAATGCTAAATGTTTGCTCTGTTTGTATAGGTCTTAATCGTATCACAATAGGATAACTAACTACCTATGTTTTTGTTTTTTATTGAGCAAAAAAAAGAGGCCTTACAGGGCCTCTCTTTTTTTCAGTGATACTATTCTTAAGAGTTAGTACCAGCAGTAATAGTAGCAGTAGTGTCAGTAATTGAATCCTGACCGTTGTCACCTTGAGCAAGGAAGTTAGCAGGTTTACGCTCCATACCAGTTAAGGTAAGAGTATATCCTGATAAATCTCCCATAGCACCACCAGTTACAATAGTACCTCCAGTAACATCCATACCGTGCTCTAATCCAGCAACAAATACGTTGCCATTGTAGTCCTCTACTAAAACATGAGGGCGACCAAAGGCTAATAGCTTTAACTCTTTGTGATCTTCCTTAGTAAGTTTGTGTAGGGTAAGTTCTAATACTTGCTCGAAAGCAGTAGTTCCGTTTTCTCTGTTAGCTTGAATATTCTGTGTAAAAGATGATGTTCCTTTAACTTCGTATTCGTAAACAGAAGGAGCACTACCAAATGTAGTAATTACATCTGTGTCAGTAGCATCGTAGGTGATAGCACCTAGATCACCAAAGTCAGCAAAATATACTGCTCTGATACCACCAACTACATCTTTGCAGGGCTCTTTTCTTCCTAATGATAATGTGCAGGCCATAGTTAAGTTTTTATTATTAAAAAAGGGCAGGCAGGCTCTTGGCTCACCTACCCTTCTTCGTTATTAATTAATTTATTATGCTAGTGTTAATAACACTAAGTCAGATCCGATACCGTACTGTACACCAGCAGTAAAGCGCATGATTACTCGTACATTTTGTGAACCATCAAGGTCAGCCATATCAATAACTTTAACCTCGTTGTGGTCAGATAATAGACCAGTACCGAAGTAAAGGTTAGAAGCCTCACCAGCGATGATGTGGTCAGAAGGCATTCCTGGAGCATGTTGGATTTTAACACCATCAAAAGATAAAGCGTTTCCGTTGCTGTACCATTGTGACCCTTGAGAGTTAACCCCTGCTGCACCTAATCCTGAAGCACCAAATCCACCTAATGAACGGATGTATGCTTTGTAAGCGATAGTTGGAACATAGATAGTTAAGTCCTCACGACCATAAACAGTTGAAGGAACTGAATCTAAAGTGTTCTCAAGCAGAGAAACGATGTTAGAAGCTGTGAAAGAAGTTTCAGAACCGTTAGCAGCGTCATTAACGTCAGCGTCAGCAGCCATAAGAACTGAGAATCCATCAAACTCACCAGCAGTAGCGTTTACACCACCCCAAATGTTTTGCTCTGTTTTCTCTGCAACTTTACCTGCTACATGAGCGATAAGGAAGTCAGCAAACTTTGGAGGAAGTTGATCGAATGCACCAACACCCATTTGAATAGCCTCCCAATCAGATCTAAAGTCTTTTTTACATAGCTCAACATTTACTTGGAACTCCTCAGGCTGAAGAATACGCTCAGTTAATGTTACGCTTCCTGTATCGGTGAAGTCACAAGTTGCGTTAGCGATTAATCCTGAAGTATCAACTTTCTTGATAACTTCTTTGTACTTTACGTTTGGTTTGATACCAATCGCAGATTCGTTCAGGGTCTTACCTGAAAGAAGTGCAGCAGAAATATACTGTCCAGCAAATTCCCCTGCGTAGGTTGTAGTAATACTAGTAGTAGTAGCCATTTTTATTTGTTATTTTACTTATTAAACATTTTTTCGTAAACCACGCTCATTGTGTTGCGAGGTTTGTTTTGCTTGAAGAAACTCATCTTTGGAGATTCATCTGCTTCAGGCGAGTGTGTTAAAGGCTCAGCAGCAGGCTCGTCAGCAGACAAGTCAACTTGCTCAGGCTCTTGAGCAGATAATTCTTCGGCAGGAACCTCTGTTTCCATTTCCTCAGAACCCATCTTCTCTATAATGGCCTCATACATGGCCTTCATTTCTGCAACAGCAGACTCTAGCTCTTCTTTAGTGGCATATTTCATCTCCTCAGGAGCCTCCTCTACAGGAGCTTCTTCAGGTGACTCTTCACCATCTACGGCTAGTTCTTCAGCGTCTTTAACTTCCAAATCCTCAGCAGCCATTTCTACTTGCTCCTCTACAGGCTCAACTTGTGGCTCTTCAGTAGAAAGTAAGACTGATCGTAGTTTTTCTACAATTTCACTTGCTTTCATAAATACTTAATTTATATTAGGTTAACTATTGATTACTTATTCTGTTGTATTTTCAACTATGGGTTAGCTGCCTGACATTCAGC